AAGAAGACCGTCAGAACTAACAGATTGGGATTGGAATGAAATGACCAAGAGAATGAGACCACCAAAAGGAAGTTATAGTAGAAATGAAAAATGGACTAATGTAAAATTTCCTTATACACAAGCATATGTTTACAGGAGTGGAGGATAATGGGAACAGCAACATATGACTCGGCAGATAAAATAATATCGGTGATTAATGATAATTGGACTGCTGGTCAAGCACCAAACATACAAAAGGCATGGAATAGAAGAAGTGTTGGATTTATTGATGACAGAAGAGATCAGATAGTAATAACTCCAAAGTCGGAAGTTGTAACATATTTCGGACTTTACGGAAGTGACTTTTGGCACGATGTAACTATAGATCTAGACATAAGGTCATACCAAAATGAAGAGAGACATAATGACATAGTTAAAGAAATATCAAGAATTATCAAGGCAAAAATACGTGGTGGAAACGATTATACAGATATAAGAATAATAGCCTCATATACCAGAAACCAATACATGCGTAATATGTTTAACCATGTTTTGACCATATCTTTCAGGAAATTAAACCCCTCATAGGTAATCTTTAAATACAAACAAAGGCAAACAGTTATATGGTAAGAACAGGTGCATATGCATACGTAAAATACGGTTATGAAAACTCAACTTTTGGTGGAAGTGCTACTATTGACAAATCATTTGGCGTTAAGACAGCCGTTACTAGTCTCACTCTTGGCACAAATAGGCAATCACTTTACAAACTTGGTCAAGTAGAAGCCGATAAATACGCATATGGACAGCAAACAGGAGCATTATCATTAGACTTTATTTTAGGCGATGTAACTTCAGGTGATGTTTTTAAGGCTATTTATGGAGCACCAACTGGTGCTGGAACTGGACAATCAAATCATGTTTATGGAAGTGATACAGGATTTGGATCATCAAAGACATTTTTAGGTCAGTCATTTACAACCGAATTAGGATTTAGTGGAGAAACAGATGTTATGGTAAGACAGTTTAAAGGCTGTCTTTTAAACACATTAACAATAACAGCAGCAGTAGGCGATGTCGTAAAATGTACAGGTGATGTTATTTATGGACAAGAAGGAGCTTCAAGCACAACAACCACAGCAGCAGCGTTAGATTCTTCTCAACCCTTCACATTTGCTCATGGAACATTCACATTAAACGGTGCAATACAGACACAGATACAGGAAGTAGATTTAAACTTTGCACAGAATGGAGAATTACTTTATGCATTAGGATCAAACCAGTCAGTAGCTGGTATTAAAAAGACATTGGATATAACTGGAAGATTTAAAGTAGCATGGAAAGATAAAACTGCACATGACACATTAATTGCCCAATTAGCAGGAGCAGATTATAAGGAAACATGGAATGATAAAAACGGTGCTAACACACCAGAAATTGAACTGCATTTCACTAATGGTGTAGTTGGAAATGGCGAGAGAAAAATAACAATAATTGGAAAAGGTCTAGGATTAACAGATCATAACGTATCTGGATTAGAGCCTATAGAAGCAGTATTTGAAGAGTTAAACCTGTCAATCAAATCAGCCAAAATAGTAGTAGTAAATTCTGAATAAACTTAATTAAGTTAACTTAATTAACATTTAGCTAGACTAAAGGTTTATAAGATAGATTAGTATAACTGAATTAATGGCAAAGAAGACATTTACCGTTGATTATAAAGGGGCAAAAGCAGAAATAGAGTATGAAGATGACCTAACTTTTGGTGAGTTAGAGGCAATACTTCAAAATTGTATAGATTTAAGCGATATAGCAAAACCTAAAGTAGATATACCAAAATATAGGTATCAAATATTATTAAAAGTTTTAAGAAAAGCACCATTTGCAGTGGGAGATTCTTCTGCCATACGAAATCTAAAAAATACAGAGGCTAATGCAATCATGAAGGAGGTCATGAAAGACTACCCTTTAGTGAAATTCTTAGAGGCTTGGGTGGAAACGTTTACAGGCTTACCGATACCAAAAGAGAAAGAATAGCAATATATTTCATTTTTGCAAAAGAATTTGGCTGGACTAGAGAACAGGTAAACAAACACCCAACTTCTCATTTAAAAGACCTTTTAGCCATAATAAAGGAAGATAAGGATAATGAAAGACAAGAGATGGATAGACAATCACGCAAGAAATCTTTTTAAAGTATAAGATAATATATAACTTATGAGTGCTAATCCCAGCGAACCAACCGAACAAGAGTCTAATATTCCTTTAGATGATTTAATCAAAAAATTAGCAGATTCAGTAGAAAAACTTACTGATGTTATTGTAAAAGCCCAAAAAGCAACAAAAGCAAATAACTCGCTAAGTGCTGATTGGCATAAGTATCAATCCTTGATGAAGCTAGAGCAGGAAAAAGAACACGGAAGACAGGTAAGACTTAACAAGGAATATGGTAGATCACAGGCTTCCCTACAAATGTTTACTGGGTTGTTAACAAAAGGTGCGTCAGCAGGATTAATATTTAACAGGTTGGCTGGACATATTGGTGGTGTATCAAAAGAATTGGATAAACTGAAAACAGAACAACAAGAATTAAACAGAATGAATGCAAAATATCAAAAACAATTTGGTGATAATTGGAGAACACAGGACGCAAACAAAGCAGAAGCAGAAATGGTAAGAAAGCAGGAAGCAAGAGTTGGTGACGCACAAGAAGCGTCAAAAGGTAAAACAGGAAAACTTGCAGAGGGAATATCAAGTATGAAGGAATTTGCAGACAAACATAAGACTGGTATTTTAATAGGAGCTGGTTCTATCGGTATTTTGTTAACAGTATTAAAAAAGGCGTTTGATGTTTCACCAATGTTTCAGGCTATTAAAAAATTACTTCACTTTGGATTTATGCTTATATTAAGACCCATAGGTGACTTTTTCGGTTTCATAATGAGACCTATCATGGTTATGATGTTAAGAAAATTTATCATACCTTGGTATAAGGACGTTTATCCAGTAATGAAAAAATGGGGAACTGCTATTGGAAATTGGGTTGCAGGTGCAGCACAGGCAGCAGGAGATCCAGCAACTATTGCAGCAGTAGCAATAGGGTCTGCTGGTGTTATAGCTGCGATATATGTAGTCGCTAAGAAAATAACGATTGGTTTGTCTACCAGTGTTGTTAAAGGTGTTCTTGCAAATTTAGGTGTTAAACTTCCTGTAAAAGTTCCACCACTATCATCACCAGTTCCAAAATTCAAAATTCCACCACCACCAAAAGCACCAGTAATAAAAATACCACCAGTAATTGCAAAAGTAGCAACAAAAATTGCTGCTATCCCAGCAGTAATTACAAATGCTGTCAAAGCTCCAATAAAAGCAGTAAGTATTGCGACTTCAAATATAATGAAAAATGTGAAAACGGTTTCAAATATAATCCCAAAAGTGATAAAAGATATACCTCTAAATTTGGGAAAGGGTGTAAATGCAATAAAAAATGTTGTAACACCAGTTGTAAAAAATCTGGCGAGTCCAAAAACAGCAGCAGCAGCAGCAGACGCATTAAAAATAGTTAAGACAGTAGCAAAACCATTAACAAGAATCATACCTATTGCTGGACAGGTATTATTGGCAATAGACGCAGCAGGGTCTGCCATGAAACATTTTGCTCCTGAACAGTATGAAGGAGTAAGACAGGCAGCATTAGGAATAGGTGCTGCATTTGGTGATACTGAAGGAACAGTTACTGAGCAAATTTTAGACTTTGGGGGATTTGGTAAACAATCAACTATGGAACAAGTTGCAGGTGGTGTAGGTTGGGCAAAAGACAAATTGGGTATTACTACTGGTGGATCTGGAATAGGTGGTGGATCTAGAGACGCTAGATCTGCAAATAATATTATTGTTAATATAGGCACTGTAAATGAGAACGCAGATGCTTTAGTTGTAACACAAACTATATCAAACGAGTTAGCAAAGCAAAACAAGAAATCTCCGAGGACTTAATCATGGCTACTATACGTTTTTATAAATATGAGTTGATAGGAAACACAGAGCATGTTTATAGATATACTATACCAAACTTAGAAACATTAAACATTCAATATAACACACCCATATCTCCCATGCCTTTACCAGAAGAGAATGTAAAAGAAAATA